ATTTCAAACAACAGAAATAGAAGGACAAACAGTTGGCGAGGAAACGTAAAGTACCAAAAGATAAAAAAACCAAGATACCAAAAAAATATTTATCTGGTTTAAAAGGTGCAAAAAGAAGTGCAAGAGCTAATTTATTAAAAACAATTAGTTCTTTATACAAAGCAGGTGCAAAAATACCTCTTTCTCTTTTAAGAAGAAGGAACAGATCATAATGGCAAGAAAATTTGGAAAACCTTTATCAGCAAGAGTTGTTGCAACACTAAAAGCAAAAGCAAAAAAATCAAAATTATTTAATTTGGCAGATTTAAAGGCTTCTTATAAAAGAGGCCAAGGTGCATTTCTTTCAAGTGGTAGCAGACCAAGAATACCAATGTCAGCATGGGCAATGGCTCGAGTTAATAAATTGATAAGCAGAGGTAGGTCTGGAACATTTGATAAAGATATTATTAGAAGAGCCAGTAAAAGAAAAAGGAAAAAGAAATAGCTGACAAAGTTAAATTATGCATTAGGTGCAAAATAGCTATGATTGAAATAATAAAAAATGTTTGGCGATGCTCAATGTGTAAAACCATTCTTAATGAAAGGCTTAAAAATGGCTGAATATAGAGGAAGAAAAGTAACATTAAACAAACCATTTAGGTTATCTACAGCAGAATCTAAACGTAAAAAGTTTGGTGTTTATGTAAAAAATAAATCTACTGGTCGTATAAAAAAAGTAACATTTGGTGCTAGAGGCATGTCTATAAAGAAAAATATACCTGCAAGACAAAAATCTTTTTTGGCTAGAATGGGTGGTGTTTTAAAAGAAGTTAAAGGTCAAAAAACATTATCGCCTGCATATTGGTCTATAAGAGCATGGAAAAAAGACTTTCCATTATAAAATGTCAAAAATATTAGATAAATTAGCCGATCAACATGAAGAACGAATAATAAATGTTTTATATCGTTTAGAAGAAGATGTTGTTAAAGAAGTAACAAGAGCAACAAAAGGTCAATTGGTTTCACAAAGACTTGCAATACAATTACAGCCAAAATTAAAAGCAGTATTAGAAAATACATTTATTAATGAGGCTGATTTAATAGTTAATGAAGATTACAACAAAATTGCAAAAGAAGTATTAGATACATTTGGTAAAATGCCAATACCAAATAAATTTAAAAATTTAACAGAAATAGACTTACAAACCATAAATAACCTTAAATATCAAGTATTTGCAGGATTTGAAGATGTAGCAGAAAGATTTTTAAAGGTAATAAATGATGAGGTCTATCAAAGTGTAATTGCAGGCAGACCATTTGAAGATATGGTTAGTAATATAAGAGCACACATAAATGGTGTTTATAAGCAATCTAATACAAGCGAGATAAATGAATTAGTTGATTTTATTAATGAAAATAAATTTGATGAAGGTAAAAAACAAGCAGTTGAAGAAGCTGTTCGTAAATTACACACACAATATGCATCAGATAGGGCAGGCAATAACTTGAGAAGATATGCAAGCCAAATAGCACATGATAGTGTTATGCAATTTCATGGTCAATTTACAGTAGCAAAAGCAAAAGAAGCAGGATTAAATCATTTTACCTATACTGGCACTTTGGTTCGTGATAGTAGACCTTTCTGTCAAAATATGCTAAATAAAACATTAACCGAAAAAGAAATTCGGGATATTTGGAATAATAGAGGTTGGCAAGGTAAATCAACTGGCGACCCATTTATCGTTAGAGGTGGTTATCGTTGTCGACATACTTGGATTCCAACAGACCCCAACTGGGAGAAATAAGGAGTATTAAATGGCAGAAGAAAATCAAGTAGAACAACAACCTACTGAAAATGTTGAAAAAGTTCAAGTAGAACCAGATCAACCAGAACAAAATATGAAAAAATTTACAGAAGAAGAATTTAATAATATTGTTCAAACAAGACTTGCAAAACAAAAAGCATCTTTCTTTAAGCAATTAGGTGTTGAAGATTTAGAAACAGCAGTAAATGCTGTAAATACAGTTAAACAAGCCGAAGAACAGAAACAAATTCAAAAAGGTGAGTTTGAAGAAATCTTAAAAAATAAAACACAAGAATGGAATAAAGAAAAAGCTAATTTAGAAAGTCAATTAAAAGATATAAAAATTAATAAGTCTTTACTTCAATCTGCATCTAAAAATAAAGCTATAAATCCAGATCAAGTTGTTGCCCTTTTACAAAGCCAAATCAAACTAAATGAAAGTGGAAATGTAGAAATACTTGATTCGCAGGGATTGGCAAGGTATAACAATAAAGGGGAACTTTTTACTACTGACGAGTTGGTACAAGAGTTTTTAACACAGAACCCACACTTTGTTAGTGCAACACCTAGTGGCTCTGGCACAGTGTCAAATGTGGATAGGCAAGAACTCAATAAGCCTTTTAATCTTGAGGACTTAGATATGACTAATCCAGATGATAGGAAAAAATATGCTGAATATCGAAAGCAAAGAAATTCCAAACCAACTGTGATTAATCTAAATAAATAAAAACGAAGCTATAACATAAGGAGTTTATATGGCTAATGAAACAACCAGTTCAACCATATCTGAGTTATATAC